CATCATCCGTGCCGAAAATCTTGTAAGATTTCGTATATGTCGCTGTTCCCCGCGTGCCTGCGCGCACGATTGTTGCGGCGCGGCTTGATTTATCCTCGACCCAATCAAGAGTAGGCATTATTCGGCTACCTTTGGTTTGCCCATGCCGCGCGTATTCTTCGCTGTTTCTTCAGATGCTTTCGCGATCCGTTCCTGCAACGTCGATCCGAAGCCCATGCCCGCGGCGGCAACGGCGGAAAACGTTCCGGCAACGTCCGCTTTTGATTTGACCGATTCGGCGCCAGCCCCAGCGGCCCCGGCTTCCGCAGACTTGCGGGCGGCTGCATCCTGCGCGTATTCGCGTTCCGCGATCTTTTCCTGCTGGATTCCTAGTTGCTCCTGCATCGCCGCGAATTCCTCCGCGGTCAACCGGCCCGCGGCATTCAGCGCGTGCATTTCGCTAGCGAACTGGTGGATTTCGTCCATCGTCTGCGCGTTGCCGATATTCTGGCCTAACTCGCGTGCTTGCTCGCGCATGGCGCGATTCGATTTACCATCCTTCGCCTTTTGCTCTAACGTCTTTTCAGCCCCCACCGTGGCGGCGCGGCGCTCGTCCGCGCGGCGCTGATTCTCGCGCTCGCGATCGGCCTTGATGCCCTCCGCGTTGGAAACCATCGCAGCCTGCCGCTGCTCCGATTCGGCGCGCATCTTGTCGCCCTGCTCCGCGGCCTGCTTCTGCCTGCCTTCGATGCCTGGGCGCTCCTGGGCGCGTTGCTCCGCGCGCATCGCGTTTTCGTTGTCGATTGCCTTAATGCGTTCCTCTGTGTCTTTCGCGCCCGTGATGAATCCTTGAACGCGAATCCACGCTTTTTGCACATTGCCGACAAGCCAATCGAACGTAGCCATTACGGTGTTTGCAATGTTGTCGAAAACGCCAATGATCGTGGCGCCGATCTGCGTTGTGGCGAGCGTTGTCCACATCTGATCCCATAGGATCGCGATATTCGTCCCTAGATCAGTGAACACGTTTTGAAACGCGGTGATCCAGGGATCGACATACGACATAATCGCTTCAACGCCGCGCAGCCATCCGGCGACCAATCCGGCCCACAGAATATCCATTGCGCCGGATAGGTCGCCCGCGGTTATCGCATCGTAGATGCCGCCGAAAGTTGTGGTTGCGGTGTTGTAAAGATCACCCATTACAACCGCGCCATCGGCAACCGCTTGATTGAATCCGGGTCCAATCGCGCTTGCGGCCTCGCTGACCAGCGTTCCGACCGGCGCTAGCGCCGATCTGATCTGCCCGCCAAACGTGTAGACCAGCGCCCCGGCCCCGGCGATGGCGGCGCCGATGGCGAGGATGGGGGCGGCTGGCGCAATCCACGCCGCGGCGACCGCTGCGGCGCTGGCAATCGATCCGGCGACCACGGAAGCGCACCCGGCCAGATACACGCCGAAAGCCCTGGCGGCAGACGTTGCACCAGCCACCAAAGCCCCGCCCGCGGCATTTGCCATGCCCAGAATCGACACGATCGCGGATGCCGCCGCTCCCGCGAGGCTGGACACAACGCGAACCGCCAGCCCCAGCGGCGCGAGCGCCGCCCGCATGGCCCCCAATACGCCCCCCAGGCCAAACGCTACCGCCTGGAGCGCCGCGCCCAGGCTCACGAACGCGGCCCCGGCTGCGATCGCGCCGAACGCCACGTTGGCAATCGTGGAAACCAGCGCCGCATTTTTGGAAGCGAATTCGGTTAGCGCATTGATTGCCCCCAGCGTCGGCGGCAACATTGCCTTTATGCCGCCCGCGAGCGCTTCGGAAACCACGATCGAAAGCCGCTCCAGCGCGGACGCAATCTGAATGCCCGCGCCGGTAAGACCGCCCATCAGCGTTTTGAACTTCTCCGCAACGGGCATTGCGTTGCCCATCGCGGATTCCATGTTTTCGAATCCCTCGACTCCGACTTGCGAAAAGATTTCCGCGGCGCGGATCGCATCCTGCCCGAACACGCGCCGAAAAATATCGTCGCGCATTGCGGCATCCATGCCGCGGGTTGCCTCTGCCAGCGTGCGGATGATTTCGACCATCGGTTTCATGGTGCCGTCCGCGTTGCGGAACGACATAACCGATAGCCCCATTTCCGCGAGCGCCGATTCCGCTTCGTCTACTGGCGCCTTTAAGCGCAGCAGCATGGTCTTGAGCGATGTTCCGGCATCGCTGCCCTTTACCCCATTATTCGCGAGGATGGCGAGCGCCGCCGAAACGTCGCCAATCGATTGGTTCGATTGCGCGGCCACTGCCGCGACCATCGAAAACGATTCGGCCATTTTGGAAATTGAAGTGCTGGACGAATCCGCCGCGGCGCTCAACGTGTTTGCGGCGGTTTCAGCCGACACGCCGAAAACGTTCATCGCATCCGACATGACAACGGCGGCGGTGCCAACGTCCAGTTCGCCAACCTTCGCGAATTCGATTGCCGCCTTGCCAGCGCCCCCCAAAACGTCGCCTAGCGACATACCCGCCTTGAGTAGTTCCAGCATCCCCTGCGTGGCTTGCGTCGGCCCGATGCCCAGCGCCTGCGACATTTGCATAGCCGCAGTCCGCACGGCATCCAGTTCCGCCGCGGTTGCGCCGGTTGACGCGCGGATACTCAACAGCGTGTCTTGGAACTTCGTTCCCGCTGCGATGCTTGCCACGAATGGCGCGGCCAGCCCAACACCGGCCCCGCCAAGCCGCGCGCCGATCGAAGATAGATCGCGGCCAAGCCCCGCGATCTTCGCGTTTATCTTTTTGAGCGCGTTGAAAAACTTCGAAGGATCGGCCCCGATCTCGACGTAAACTTGACCGGAACGAACCTTAGACGCGCTCATATGTGCTTATGCCAATCGGGCGACAACAGCCGCGCTATTTCTTCCGGCGTTGCCTGTTTCGGCTTTGGTTTTTTTGTGAACGGGTGGAACTTGGAAGGCTCCGCGTGCGGCTTGCTGGGCGCTTTGTTGGCGTTGTAGAACTGCGCCAACAGGTTTGCGGTGTGCCACCAATCGCTATCTAGTCTGGCATCCCTTGCGGCGAATAGTTGGCGGATTGTCCATTCGCCGGGATGGCATCCGATGATTCCGGCGGCTTCCCATACGGCATCCCAGACGGTGCGGCTAGGCTTTCCGCCGTCGCTTCCGTTACCTGCGCCTCCGCGCGATCCAGCATTTCGGCGCCGATCTCGTCCATCTTCGCGCCGATCAGCCGAACCATCTTGCGGAGGCGCTGGGGGAAAAAATCAGCAAGTTCGCTTTCCAGCGCTTTCGTCGCGGCCTCCATTGAATCGCCGCGCAGACCGTCGAAAAACTGCTCCCGCGTCAATCCCTTTTCCGCTACCTGGGCAACCAGAATCGCATACAGCACCTCCGCAGCCTTGGCGAACTGCCCGCGGAGAATCTGGAACGTCTGGCCGATAGCGGAAACGTCGCCAATGTCGAACGGGGCTTGCGACCGGACTCGCTTAACGCTTCCATCCTCCTGCGTCTGCCCCTCGACCGTATCGATCGTGACCATATCGCGCACGCGAAGCGCGGCGCCAATAGTCAACGCGAGCCGCCACGGTCTGCCCTCATCGTCGCGGAATTCAATCACTGTTTTTCTCCGTGCAAAATGTGGACGCTAAACACGCGCCAATTTTGCCTCGACGGTGAACGTGGCGACCCCGTCTATGGAATCGGTTTCCGATAGCGACGTAACGACAGCCAGAAAAGACCACGCCCCGGCACCGCCGGAAACTTGGATGCTCGTTCCGCTTTGCAGGGAATCAAACAGCGCCGAACAATCGTCGCTGTTGTTGAATTCGATCGATACGGAAACGTCATAGCCGACCGAATACACGGCGGCTTGACGGTTCCCGAATTCCTCAACGTCGATCGTGCGGGCAGTTTCGGTAAACGTAACGCTGCGCGCGCTGGCAATATTGCCACCGCATGAAACGGCGCAATCTTTGCCGAGCGTGATCGGCATCCGATTAGCCTTGCTTCAGCGTAACCGAATAGGTGATCGCGCCATCAACGGCAACGTTTTCGGTAACGCTCATAACTGCAAATTGCCCTGTTTGCATCTGCGTATTGAGCGAAGCAATCAACCCTTCGGCATCATGGCATTCAATTTCCCAGGTTTTCGTTTTAAACCCTGCCATGTTTGCCTTGTAGCCTGGGTTGCCACTTCCGCCGCCGATGTTGTCACGGTTCGTAACGTCTACAACTTCCTGCTCCTCCGTGTATGACGCGCTAATAACGCCAGCGCCAACGGGGGGGGCCGTGCCGTCTTTGCCAAGTTGAATTGCCATTGTGTTCCTTTGTGCTGTGATTACTGAGCCTGGATCGCGCGCGATGCTGAAACCGTATAGGTAGTGATGCCGTCGATCGGGCTATCCTTCTTCACTGATGTAACGATGTAATCGACGCCGGAACCCGTCTGCGTGCCGGAAAGCGTGAACGTATCCCCAGCCTCAACGCCGGGATCGTCAACGCATTCAAGTTCGCACGTTTGTTCGATCAGCGCCTTGCGGAAGCGCCGCGAATCGTCGCCAAACTTCGTAACGTCAACATCGCTGGCGCTGTTGGTTACGGTGCAACTGCGGGCGTTATCAACGCCGGTAATGTTCGCATCTTTTCCGAGTGCTACGGTAACGCTGGTTGGCATATATGCCCTCCGTGGAAGATACCGCGAGCCTACCGCGACCAACGAAAAACGTGCCGGTCTATGGCTACACGCCGCGCACTTTGTCGCGGAAATACTGCGGTAGTTTGGCGAGCGCCTTTTGCACGTTCGCGCTGCCCATGTACGGGCGGGCCGGATAGCGCACCTGTCGCGTCAGGCTTGTGCGCTCCCAGTTCCGCGACCGGAAGCCGCGGCTTGTCCACAGCAATCCGCCGACGTTGTATTCACCGTTTGGCAGCCGCGGAACTGCCCGCCCCTTGCGCCTGCGCTCGCGTGCGATGTAGGCGGCTCGCACGCCGATACGGTACGCGGTCAGCGGGAGGGTTCCGCCGAATTCGTGCAGTTGGTTCAGCCAAGCGGCCTTTTCCGGCCCGATCACTACGCTTTTCGATGATCGATCGTAGTAGTCGAAAATGTCGCGGTAGAGAAACCGCTTCGGCGCCCATGATTTCGCGGGCTGCCCAGCGGGCCGCGGCTTGCCACTGCCATACGGGGTTATGTCTTGATAAAGCCCGCCGTGAAATTCGGTCAGCCTGCCGATTCCGGCCTTGCGTTTCCATTTCTTCGTTTTCTTCGGCGCCCGCTGGCCGATGCCGCGCTTTGTTGCCTCGCGCACATCGTTCCCGGCCTTGCTCAACGCGCGGAACGTCGTTTCGCCCAGCGTGCGCCGCACTGCCGGAACGTCGAAAAACCCGCGGCGCACCTTGAACCGCAGCGCGAGCCTGCCCCGGAATTCCGCCGATTGCACGCGGGCCACGGCACCCCCAGGCTAGGAATCGACCGTGCAAATGCGGTAGGTCGCGCTGATCACGGCGCGCCAAACGTTCCGCTCGTCTAGGGCATCATCCGGGTTGATTTCGATCGTTACGGACGTTGGCGAAGTGACGGCATACGGCCATTCAGATTGCCAGTTGTGCGCCCGCACAAGCGCCAAGATTTCTTCGGCCAAATCAAGCATTCCATCGGCATCGGCATCCGCGGTAACGTGCCGCCCAAGGAACACGTTTGCCGTGTAGTCCGTTTGATGCTGCTTGCGCCCGATCCGCTCCGAAACGATGCCGCCGGGAGTGACAAACACGATCGGCTGCGCCATATCCTCCGCGGATACCGTGGCCCAGTTCCGGCGTTGTACGGTTGTGCTGGCAATCTCTAGGGCGCTCGCGTTGAGCGATGCGGCAAGCGCGTCACAGATTGCCAATAGCGGGGATGCCATGCGGCTACAGCGTTGCCGCCTCGCGGAACGCGGCATCGACCTGGGCAGCGTCCATTCCTAGCGATTCGGCCAATGGCAAAAGCCAAAAATGGTTTCTTTCAACATGGGGAGCGTATTGCCATTCCACCCGCACCGATTCGCGCGTCACGGGATCGGAAATGGAATCGATGGCGCTTTCGACAGCAGCCAATGGGATTCCGTGCCTCACCAAATAGAGCCGAATTTGCCGCGCGCTGATTTGCTGCGGAACCGGCGAAGTGTCGGGGGCAAGTTCCCAGCCCGCTGGAAGTTCCGATTCCGGCACCGCTATGCAGCCTTCCGGCGGCGCCCATGTTTCCGGCAGATCGTCGCGGACGAACGTAACCACGCGCCCCATGCCGTCGAGAATTGCAAGCGCCATATGGAGGCACCCTTTCAAAAGCAGATGATGCGAACGTAACCGTCCGACCCGTTGCCGCCTGCGCCGCTGTTGTTTCCGTTGGCTGACGCTCCACCGCCGCCGCCTGCCGCGCCGTATCCGTACCCGTTTCCGCCATTGCCTGCGGCGCCCGTCGTGCTGGCGTTCCCACCGCTTCCGCTCACGCCGACCAACTGCCCAGATGATGCCATCGCGTTAGTGCCGCCCCATCCGCCAACGCCAGACGTTCCCGCGCTGCTGTTTGGCGTGACCGCGTATGCAGTGTTCAAGTATTCGGGGCGCGAACTCCAACCGGAACTGCCGCCAGTGCCGAACGAATCTGCGGCAGTGATTCCGCCGCCGCCACCGCCACCGGCTGCGACCCAACCAGCATTTGCGGCACCGGAAGCGTTTGCGGTAGTTGCGCCGCCTGCGCTGCCAGTTCCGCCCCATGCGTATTCCGTGACCGGCTGCGAACCGGACGATTGCGATGTTCCACCGCCGCCGCCGCTTGTCGTTCCGCCTCCGCCTAACGCCCCGCCGCCCGCGCTGATGTAAAAAAAACTGCTGGACGTTTGCACGGATGAAGCGGCGCCCGCAGTTCCGTTTGCTCCATCCGTGTTGTCTTGATTCGTTGGCGTCGAAACTCGCGCCGCGCCGCCAGCGCCGCCAGCGCCAACAACAATTGTGAGCGCGCTAGTCTCAAATTGAGAAACCGCATACAGCCCCGTGCGGATTCGGCCACCGCTCGCGCCGCCCCCACCGCCTCCGCGGACAGTACCGGCAGCACCACGGCGACCGGAGCCGCCGCCGCCACCGCCGCCGATGCACTCAACGATGATGAAGCGCACACCGCTGGGAATAGACCATGAATAAGTTCCGTTTGTGCCTGTAGCCGCGGCTGGCTTGCTTGACCGCGTGAATTCATAGAACGCAGGAAGCGTTACGGCGCCGGAAGCGCCGTTGACACTAGTCACAACGCCGGAAACGGAAATCGTTCCGCTTGAAACGGAAAGCCCGCTGCCGACCGTGACAATTCCGGCAGTTGACGTTGTTGCCGTTGGCAGTGATCCGAACGTCGAATTTCCGCGGAGATACGTTGAGGATGATGCCGTTCCGCTGCCCAACCTAGCCGCTACGATCGTCCCTGTTGTGATCTCTGAGGCGTCGTGATTGTGCGACGATTCAGCGGCGCCTATGTCGGCTGGTGATATTGGGTCGCTCCCCGTCGTGGCGTTATGCGTCGATGCGTGCGCTTCGGGCGTGAAACTTGACGGCTTCCCAGTAACGTCACCCCACGCAAGCGACGATGCGCTCACCTCGACATAAGCCGAACCGCTCCAGCGGTAGGTTTTGCCCGTGTCAATGGCAACGTATATTGTCCCGCTCGCGCCGGTCGCCGGGAATGCGGCGAGGTTCGCCGCTTCGATCACCTCATCGGGCGATGCGCTGACCACAACGTAGGCGCTGCCGCTCCAGCGGTAGAGCGTGTTCGTGTCCTGGGCAACGTACAGCGTTCCGGCTGCGCCGGTCGCGGGGAAGGCGGCAAGGTTCGCGGCCTCGAAGATGGCGCTACTGGCAGCCAGCGAATAGAACGGCATTTGATCCCCTACGTTGCTGTACCGATTCGCTTCGTATGAACGCGAATCGTTGTATGGAATGGGTCGCCGTGATGAAACAGCGGCACGCCGCGCGGCGCGACAACCTCAAACACGTTTGCGATGCCGCCTAGCGTTTCCGTAATCCTGTCCCCGCGGGCTGGTTCGCCATGCGGGAAATCCGTTGTCTTGAAAATGTAATCCCGCGATTCCCAGGTTTCGGAAACGCCGCTTTGGTCTTGCGATTCAAACACGCTTTTTCCGACAACGGCAACCACGGTTGCGGCGCTGTTGCCGCGTTTGTATTCGACAGCCGCCCCGGCGCTGGCCTTCAATTGATCGGCCAGCCATGCGGCGCCGGTGCGGATTGCATCTGCCAAGGTAATGCCCTCGCGAAACCGCAAGACCCCCGGCGGGCCGGTTGGGCAGCCGCCGGGGGCTTGCGGTGGGATCGATCAGCCCATGTTCAGCGCGAGCCAAACCGTGGCGTCCGCGGAGGCGGCTGCCGTGGCAGCCTTCCCGGCGCGCTTGTTGCCGGTCGCGGTGGTGGTCAGATTCGAATTGGTCGAATCCCAATACACCACGGCGCCTTGACCGATCGCGCCTGAAGCCTTCGGAAATTCGAAAACCCCCTTGACGGCCACGGCGCCGAGCGCGTTCGCCGCGATCGGGCGATCCGCAACGGTAATCGTGTCATTCAGCACAACCACGGTGCCAACCGCAACGGCGCTGCCGGGCGTGTAGTCCCACTTGTCCCCATCAGCCTTATACGATGCCATCTGAAAACCTACTTTCTACTGTTGGTGTTTTAGATGCCCCCCAGGCTGCCCTACGCTGCCTGGGGGGCTACGTTGTCAACTAGATCAAGCGGTCGCCATGCGGTAGGCCGCAAGCGATTCGGCCTTGCCGCATCCGAAATCCATATACCCGCGGAGAACAACCCCAAGCGTGGAAGCATCCGGCTCAACCTGTTCGATGGTTGGCGACTGCTGCCCGTTGAGAAACACAATATCCATCGCGGGAAGATCGGCGGCATCCGCACACAGCCACCACGTTGTGGCGCTGGTGAGGTAGGCCGACGAAACAACGCTATAGCGACCGGCCAGCACGTTGGCATTGCCCTGCGCCGTCGTGTTGCCGCTGAGTTCCGCGGCAGTCAACTCCAGTTCCGGCGGAACCAGAAGCACGCGCGGCGCGATGCCGAGCGGGTTGCCATCGGGATCGGTCAACTTCCGATAGGCAGTAGCGGCAGCCTTCAGCGAGGTAAGCGAAAGAGCGTTGCCGCTGCCCGCCGTGGCCTTGCTGTAATAGGTGCTATTGCTGCTCTGGAATTCGCCCCAAATCACCTCGTTCATCGCGAGAGCCGCGCCCCGACCAATGCGCGAAGTGACCGCGGAAAGCGCGTTCATATCGTCATTGATCAGATCGGCTCGCGTGATGCTGGAAGTGACACCGTAGGTTTCCGCAGCCAGCGAACGCTTGCTATCGCTAGCGTCTGCCGACTTCAGTTCGCCGCCGTTGCCGACCTTCGAAAACTTAAACGAACCATTCAGCCGGAACAGGTTGATAGCCTTCAGATCGGAAACGCTGCGCGTCTGCGAAATGGCATCGTAGGTGCGCTCCACGGCATTGAAACCGGAGAGCAAAAACTTATTCGCGACAGCCGACAGAACATCGGAAATCGCGTGCGTGGCGAACGCCGCGCGAATCACCTGGGGGAGATTCGTGGCGTTGATCCGATGCGAACCGTTGTAGCCGTTCGCGCGGGCAGCCTCCACGAAAACCTCGCCAAGCGAAACGGTACGCTTGATCTTGTCGGCAGCCTCAATCGTCCGCTCGTCAAAAGCCTTGTCGGCATTCGGCAAACCGGCCTGGAGACACAGCGCCGCCTCGACAACGTGGCCGTTGTCAACGGTATCGGCAACAACATGGACAGCCGGGGCGCGACCCTCGCGCGTGGCCTGGAGTTTCTGC